TTGTACATTCGTCATGACTTGAGTATCACGATTGATTCCGTTACCTACTAATGGTCTGTAGTATAGTTTACTCATATCAGCCATACACATCATACCTGATGAATGTCCTCTAAATAGAGGTTCTTTCACTAGGAATACTGAACCGTGAACTGTATTAATCTCCATTAACTGGTGACCATACTGTCCTGATAGTTCATCCATATTTATTTGGTATTGTGTGCTAGCAGTTGATATATCAGAAAATGAGCCGTTACCCATTTTGTTAAAGAAAGAAATAACAGGAAGAGAAGCTAATGCTAATCTTTCGTTACTTCCACCTCTAGCAGGGTCAAACAATACTTCAAAATCTGATAATAGTCTATCATAAGTAAGCTCTGAAGCTTCAGCACTTCTGAAGTATGCTTTACCTGACTCATAAGATAAGTTGTCAGTTCCAGCTACTACTGTACTGTTTTTAATGATGTGACCTACTAGACCTTCTGAGTATTGTACTCCGCCTACTTTTGCTTTCTGATTGAAAAGAAATGCTCTTTCCATATCTATTTTGTGTTCTCTCATTTTTTGAGCTAACACTCTTTCAAACTCGTTAGATACTCCACGTAGTTGTGTAGCATATGCTGTGTTTGAAATCTCAGCAGCTGTTTTGAAAATCTGGGTGTACCCATAATTATCTTCCATGCTGTCTGAGAAAACGTCTGGTGCTCCAGAACCTTCTGCGTATGCAGTACCAATGATTTGACATCTTTTGTCATTCAAAAGTTTGTTTGCATTAGTTGCTGTTGATGATACAGAAATCACTTTACCAGTGAATGTTGTATCAGCAGAATTTTGAACAGGTGCATCTTCTACTCTAACTACGATGTTAGTGTAAGTATTATCACCTGCTGTTCCACCTAGTGTTCTAACTGCAAAGACCATCCCTTTAACAAGGAAGTCTACTGCAGCTCCGTCAGCTGTATCTACAGTAAAAGCTACTATATCTCCAGCTACTTGTACTGCACTACTATCGTGATTACCTTTTAATAAAAACTCTCTACTTGTATAATTAATCTTTGTTCTATCTTCTAGATAACGAAACAAAGAATCATCCGTAGGAAGTTTTGCGGTTTTACTCAGGTATACGAAGAAAGGACTTTCTTCAGGTGCTAGTTCAGCAATCCTATCAGAAAAGTTATATAATCTTCTTCTATCTGGAGCAACTCCATAATCAGCAGCAGTAGTAGCAGCAGTCAAGTTTGTTGACTTAATTTGTCCGCTTATTGCCATTGTATTCTCCTATTTATTTACGTTTTATTCCTTTGCTAATGCTACCAGTCTGAGCTGCATTAAGAATTTGGTCCCACATTCCATCTTGTTCAGATTTAGTAGGAGCCGCTCCACCTTGCAATACCCCTGCGGTTCTTGCTTGGTTAGATGTATCTGGTTTTTGAATAACAGGTTCTTTATATTCACCTTTATTCATTTTAAATAACTTAACCAGATTGTCTAGAGGAACAGAGTCTTTTGGTGCAGAAGTAAATTCCATAAATTCTTGGACTTCATTTTCTTGCATTCCAAACTCATTCTTTAACTTGTTAACAGTATTATTTAAAAACTGTCTTTGCTCTTGGCCTTTCATAGCATTTTGCACTGCACTGTTTATTCTGTTTTCTTCTTGTCCCACACGATATTCGTATGAGGAAGAACCAGGTTTATTATACGCATCCCACGGATTGAACTCGTCTTCGTTTAGCTGTTGTGCTTCAGCTTGTTTTTTATCACCATTATTTCCGACAATGTTATCTCTTAAAGTTTCTACTAAGTCTGGTCGTTGCTCTAGTAAATCAATTAATGGTTTGTATTGAGAAAGATGCTTTTTATCAGCGTCAGCTCTATCATACATAGACTGAAACTTTTTAGCTTCTTTTTCCCAATTCATACTTTCATTTCCTTCTAAAGTACCTTCTTGTTGTCCCTCTGCTTGAACCCCATCCATGGATTCTACAGCTTGAGTATCGGTTGTTGATGTTTCATTATTCATTATTACTCCTTCGATGTCTTGTCTTGTTGAGAAGAACTACGCATTTCGGATTCCATCACTTTGATTTCTCCACGTAATTTCTCTAGTTCAAGCAACACCTTGTCGTTTAACTTGTTTTTGTTTATACGCCTATCGGCACTGGCGTTAGACTCTACCTCATTGAGACGAGATTTAAATTTCTCAACCTCTGTTCTCTTTCTATCTGAGATAGATTCTCTTGTTGCCGTTTGCAGGTCTCCCTGTAAATTCTTTATTGTTTCATCCATAGACTGAATTTGTTGTTGCATTTGTTGTCTTTGGTTCATTCGTTTTAAAATTCCATCTTTATCAAATATATCTGGATTTTTCTTTAATACTTCTACTTGGTCTACAATACCCATTTGATATGCTTCCATATATACTGCAAGCTCAGAATACTTACTTGTTGGAAGTGTTGAGCCAGACTCAATACCAACATCATGTTGCTCTAAGTTGTGTTGTTCTTTTTTTAAATCAAATACAATTTTTGATTTATCACTATATACTTGAGCCATTGTTTCTGTTATATCATTATTAGGTTGAACCAATTTTAATAATTTTGGTACATCGTAATGTGTTTTAGCATAGTTATACATTACTTTACCTAATCTTTTAATACTAAATTCTATATCTCTTAGCTTTGACTTAGGTCTTTCACTACCAAGAGCAATCAATCTTTCTGTTCCCCTAGCTGTTTGTGGCTGTTCACCAACACCTTGCATTATTTCTGGAATACCAAAAATAAAGTTTATATAAAATTCACATTGCTGTATTAATCTATAAAACTCTCCAGTCAAAGGTTGCGGTGCTGGATAGTGAGGCTCTCCTTGTGTAGAGTCTACTTCTATTACCGCATTTGGATTTGCCCAATCTTTTTCTAACTGAGCTACATTTTCTACACTTCCTAATGGAACCATAAGTTTTAAACCAGCTGACGCTTGAGCGTGAGATAGTGCCAAAGACCATAACTTATTAAGCAATCGTTGCATTGGTCTCGCCCTAGAAACATCAGAACGAGGATAGGGAGTTTGGGTCCAAACGTTTGCTATAGGTACAATAGGGTAAACATCCGTATTTAACACAGTCTCATACAACACTACCTCACCAATACTTGCTGTAACTTTAATTCTATTTTGGTAAACCTGTACAATGTCAACCTGTCCCATTTCTAACATCTTTTTATTTTTTTCTATAAAAACTCTAAAGTCTGCTTCGTCTACAATAAACTCTTGTCCAGTATTATTATCAACTAATCTATAAAAAGGAACTTTTACTTTTGTAAATCTTTCTAAAATTTGAAAACGCTTATAGTTAGTATCTGTATATCCTCTAACAGTATCTGGCGTATAAGTGTTCATAGACGTTTTATTAACAGCGTCAGGATAATCTTGGTCATAAGAATATGTTGTTATGCTATCTACAAGTCTATCTATTTCTTCTCCAGTTTCTGGGTCAACACTAACTCCTAGCTCTGGGTATAAATTTAATACTTGGTCTTCTGATAATATGGTAGACAATATAATATTATCTGCATCTGAAAAAAATCTATCTCTTGAAGACGCTGGAACATAAACTCTAAAAGGGTCTAAGTAAGAAAACTTAACATCCCCTTTACCAAAATCAGAATCATAATCTATATAAGTATATAAAAATCCCAGTCCTACAACACAGTAATCATGTATAGCTTGCTTTACTTGTGCATCACCTTCTGAGTTTTGCCACGCAAATCCCATAATTTCTCTCCATAAATAAGCTAAAGAAGCATCTGAATCTTCTCTAGGAACTACTGTAAACACAGGAGGTCTAGAAGTCAGCATACTTTTTAAGCGTTCTACTGCAGGAGAAATCCTATCCATAGGGACATCAGCTTGATTTCTTTGTTGTAGTTCTTGAGATTCAAACTCAGTAAAGTGATTACCAAGATAAAAGTCAAGGTCTTGTCTAGCATCTAGCTCCCAAGCTTGTCTATCGTTTTTGTACCTATCAAAAAGTTCTCGGTTTGCTGATGCTCTTTTGTCGTATTCCATATTTTTTTTGTAGAAGGATGTAATTATACGCTGAAATTTACCAATTTTGTAATTGGTTGGGCAAGAAGTTTCTAGTCAATAGACCCAGTTATCCAATTATATAGCTTATTTGCCTTAATATTTGCCTTTTTTTCTAAGTTTTGTGCAAAGTTTTGTGCATCTATAGCCGTGCTACTAGGAGCTTTAGCAAAATAATCTGCATAATACAAAGCATCCATCAAGTCATCGTTCTTTGGTTTAGGGTGTTCAAACAACTCATCTACTATTTCAGTCATATGTTTTTTTATATATAATTTTTTAGAATTAACAATAGGACCAAGTGCTGTTTCAAGCCTGTCTTCTTTTTTAATTCCATACGGAGGTTTAACTCCTTTAAATATTCCTGGCATTAATCTTCTATCTTGATGAGACATTCTTGTTGTCATATCTCTTACCATTTCTTGAGCTGCAACAGTTTCTATACTCACTCTTCTTACTGGAGAATACTCTCTTGCCATTCTAATAATTTGTTCTGCCATATCAAATGCAGGTATCTTGTCTCTAAAATAATCAAGAATATATCTATTTTTATTTGCATCTATACCCATAACCATAATTACTTGATAGTCGGAAGTTTTTGTTGCAGTAGCAGCTAAGTCAACTCCTATATAAACATTGATTGGAATAGCTTCTTTGTCATTTACCAGATAAGTATAGTTGTTTCTAACTTCAAATTTATGATTATAGTTTTGTATTTTATCTATTTTAAAAGCAGCCGATGAAGAATCACGAGCATCATTCATATATTCTTGAGCAAACTTATTAACTAGTCCTGCTTCAATAAATTCTTTTCTTTTGTTTTCTAGTTTCTTTAAAGAAAATTGCTCTGGCCACAAAGGAACTCCATCCTCTACAGCTCTATGAAATGTTACATTCCAAGGGTAGCTACGATTATTTTTATCTGCATCTCTTACTCCATCATATATGTTTTGTAAGAAAGAATCAAAGTGTACAATAGTTCCAGTCAACCATATCCAACCTTCATTACCTGGTGTTTCTTCTAGTGAAGGATATACAGTAGATACAATCCACTTCTTTAACTCTGCTCTTCTTTCAGGAGTTTTTGTATTTAGCTCTGATTCAAAGTCATCAAGAATAATTCCAGTGTAACGCACACCTACTTCTGCACGACCACGCAATCTCTGAGCAGAACCTTTAGCAATAATTCTATCACCTTTAGGTGTAACAATATCTTTTTCTGTCCATCTTTTACCTACACTACCACCATCCATATTACCAAAGTAGTAACGAATCATTTCGTTTTCTTCAAAGTGGTGTCGTATATATTTTAAATGGTCAACAGATTGTCCTTGTTCTTCTGATACCCATGCTACAAAGTTTTGTTTATCTGTTTCAGCAAACAAAAATTTATGCATAATAGCAGCCTTAGATAAAATACTCTTACCCATACCACGAGGAATGATATTACAAATACGTGCTCCAGGTTGATGTGCTATTAACTTTTTAGATAAGTCATAGTGGAACTGAGGACTTTCACTTTTATGTAGAAAGTCTTGTGGCAAAAATACACGGCCAAAAAATATTAAGTCTTTGTATGCTTTGGCTAATACTTCATCACGCTCCGCCATTACAGACGGAGGAGGTATAATGTTAATCCTCTTCTTTTCCATCTTTAATTAGTTTCATAGTGCTCATTTCAAGTATTTCTTCTTTACTAAATCCAGTAAAAGCTTGTCCTAATAATAATGATTCGCTTTTCTTTTCTTTAGGATACATACTTTGTATCTTCATAAAGTTTTCTAATGCACGTAGTTTAACTGCATCAGACGTTTCATCGTTCTCAACAATATTCTTTGCTTGCTCTAGTGTCCATCGTTTATCAATACCAATATCACTTAGCAGTTCTTCTATTTCTTTTTCCACTTCTTGTTTTATCCTTGTTTGTTTTAGGAGTACAGACGATTTAATCTTTGCTGTTTTTTCATTATTAGTTTCAAAACAGTCTAGGTATGCTTGCATAGGTTTCTCTCCATGAGCAATCATCTTAACAAATCGTATCTCTCTCCACGTTAATGGTTTCTCTTCTACGTTTGTTCTTTTCATAAAAGAGTGATAATCTTTTTTAGGCTCACCTTCCATCTTACCAGAACCAAACGATGGACCAAGTAATGTTATGAAGTAGTCATCATATGCTCTGATATGAGTGTTCTTCATTTTTTTACGTTTAAGTATTTGAGTAACCTTATTATCGTCGGTAAGGACCCAATCGTTTTCTTCTCCTTTTCTCCAGTCTTCAACTAAGACTTCATTCGGAAAGGTAGAACGAAATTCTTTTTCGTTTTTAAATACATAACGAGGTACGCCTTTAACAATTCGTTTATGCATTAGGCTTCAACAACATTACCCCACACAGTGCATCTGCCATTTACAATTTCAATGACTTCTACTTGAAAGTTTCCATTAGGAAACCAAGTAATAATGCTGAAAGCATGATTCCAATTATGTAAGCGGCCACGCAACCACTTGTTTTTATCTCTTGACATATCTTTAAGACATCCTATTCCCCAAGCTCCAATGGTTCCTGCGTCTAATTTAGTTAAAGTATGTCGTTGAACATCGTGAGTATGTCCATACATGATATTGGCTCCGTATGTTTCAAGATGTTTTTTAGCATGGTAAGTAGTTGCGTAGGTACCGTGTATAAAATTTATCTTCCCTATCTTTAATGGAAGGTTGTATTCATAATATTTGTACCCTCGTTCTTTTAAATAACATGCTTTAGGAAAAGTATAAT